TAAAGGCTCAATTCTTTCAGGAGAAAATTTTACAGCTAAATAATATGCAAGTCCTGCTACCATACAGGGTACAAATCTATAGGGTACATCTGCATTATTACTATAGCTTCCAGCATCTTGTATTCTTTTTACAAAAAAGAAATTTAAAAACTTACCATTTTCAGTTGATCCAGGGGTTAGATATAAGGTTATTGTAATTTTATCAATAAATCTTTGAACAAAATATTGTGTAGGCTGTCCAGTAGAAGTTTTATTTGATAAAGCTTGATATGCAGATCTAGCTATTTTTGTCAAAGGTAAATCTATATTATTGCTATTTCTAAAGCTAGCTTCTAAAATATCATCTGCACCAGTAACAAAATTAGTAACTGTGTCACCACTGCTATGTGAGGCTGCTGTTGTTGCGCCAGTTAAATTTAAAGAAGATATTCCTGTGTAAGAAATTATTTCATTATTAATTTTAATTTTGCCAGATGAAGGCATATTTGTTACAGAAGTAAGAGGTATAGTTGTTACACTACTGTTTATACCTGCGGATAAAGTTGTAGTAACTCCATTAGAAGCTCCTTCCGCGGAAGATCTGAATATAGTATATTCTGTTTGATCGGTTGCTAATGTCATGGAAGTATTTTCAACTTCCCAATAATGTAGACCTCTGTTTGACCATTCTTGAAACATTATATTTAAAGAACGTCTAGCAGTTTGTAATTGATATCCGGAAACACCTTGTATTCCAATTCTTTCAAAGGCTTCTTCTACTATATCTGCAATAGAAAAACCTTTTTCAAAAATAGTAGTACCTGAAGTAGTGTTAGCCATTTAACCTCCTACTTATCTATCAAGAATGTTGCACCTACTAAATTAGCAATTGCAGAAACTTTCATTCCACCTGGAAATACAATTCCGTCTTCCGGTATGTTAAATGAAAATACATCACCCTCAGGGCAATCTCCTTGAAATAAAGTTGTACTGTCTGTATTATCTTGTAGAGTAACTGATCCAGCTCCAGAACCATCAGAAGCTAATATCATTCCTCTTAGTCTTGTTCTTCCTGCAAATACTGTTCCAGTTCCTGTAACTCTAACTGCTTTTACATCACTTTTCATAATTTTATATTCTCCGTTGAATTTACATGGGCCCGAAGGCCCATATTAATTATTTATTATGCTAGATTATTATTTTGTGCGTACAAAATAGTAATTCTAACTTCACCAGCACTTGTAGCTGCAGAGTTAGTAACATTTAATCTTTGATCAGACGTTCCAATATCTTCCCAAGCTAAAGCTCCACCTGCTTCAGTTGTTGGGTATTTTCTACCAGCAGTAGTTCCGATTGCAAATGTGTTAACAAGAGCAGTAGCTGCTCCTCCAACAAAACCAACACTGATGTTAGTTGCACCTGATGCTGCTGTGATTACGTCAAAAACACAATCAATGATTTGTGAGTTTGCTGG